CAGACGATGCTCTTAAGCGTCAACAGGTTGCAGAACACATCCAAGTTAAAATGTCTTACGACATGAAAGTCACTGGTGCTGACTTAGGTGTATTCTTTAACACAGCTATAGCGTAAAACTATACATACTATTTGGTGAGGGCTTAAGTGTCCTCACCTCTTTTATTAAGGAGAACCCGATATGATACCATTTCAGTTTGATAGACCCGTATTTATAAAGCAAGAATTTAGTGGTGGAGGAAGAGATTGGAAGAGATCAGAACATTACCCTTGGAAAGAGTTATCTCTCTCTAGTGACGTTGTTCAGACTTTATACAACAATAACTTTCTACATCATAACTCTGACCTAGAGATTAAAGCTAAGGTTGGAGACGGACTAGAAGTACTTGATGTCGCATCACTAGCTGTCCTAGTAGATACGATCAATGCTAAAGTAAAAGCTAAGACTAATTCCCACGCAGAGTTTACTCGTAAGAAGTGTAAGAAGTCTAAGATACTAGAGAAGCAACGCGGTTTACTCCGCAGTTGGCGTAGAAATTATGGAGAGTTGGAGAACGACTAATGGCTTGGAGCTACGACGAAGGAAACCTAAATATAACTGATGCACTAGGTAGACTAAACTCTACTAGGTTGTTAATCGGTGATACAGATCTAAATGATAAGCAAGTACAAGATGAAGAAGTTTCATTCGCTTTAGCTCAAGCTAACAACAACGTATATAAAGCTGGTGGGTGGTTATGTAGAGCTATAGCGGCTAAGTACTCTCGTTCTGTCGATTTAGAGATCAGTGGTGCTTTAAAAGAAGCCTCATCACAACTACAAGCTCACTACACTAAGTTAGCAGATACCTTAGAGTATCAAGGAACTAAACTAGGTGGTAGCTTGGGTATTTCCGCTGGAGGTCTTACTGTTTCCACTGTGGAGGGTGTAAGAGCAAATACTAATAGAGTTAGACCAGAGTTCAACAAGGATCAATTTAAGATAGACGCAGAAACTACTGATTACGAATAGGGATGTCACATGCAAGCGTACAATTTACTTAAACTGGTACAACGTCATGGTAGTACTTTGATACTAAAGAAGACTACTGCTGGTTCTTACAATGCTAGTACTGGCGAATACTCTAGTACAGTTAAAGAATATGAAATAACTGCCTATATGTATAATGTACAAGAGGGCGTTTTATTAAACGACATAACTCGCGGTACTCGCAGTTGTGTAATACCTGCCCTTGGCTTACCTGCAATACCTACAGATAAAGATATAATATCTGGTAGAGGTGACGATGTATCTATCGTTAGAGTTAGAACCATTTACGCATCTGGTGTAGCAGTTTGTTACGTCTGTGAGGTAACTGAATAATGGAGATAAAAGTAAACAAATCTCTGTATAAGAAGATAGATAGAATACAGAACTCTATAATGGATACAGCAGAAGATGTATTATATGGATTAGTTTTTGATACAGTAAGATATACTTTGACAGCTACAAATAAAAACAGTGGCAAGATAGGTGCTGTAGATTCTGGTTCTTATCTAGAATCATTCTCTATTATGTCTGGATCAATAGGTACAATAAGATCTGTAGATTCTCTTGGTAGACCAAGGGGTGTAAATCCAGAAGGTGTAGGCTCTCAAGTTATTGCAACTTTAAGCAGAGATGTCTCAAGAATAATAGAGTCTTTAGACGACATAAAAGGAAACAAGGGACCTACAGTAACACTACTAAATGGTTCTAGATATGCTAGAGATGTTGAGTATAAATATGGATACCGTATCTTTAATAAGTTAAGGAAAATATATGGCTAATATACACAAAGAGATTAGGTCTATCCTAGAAGTACAGTTAGCTAATATTTCTAATGTACCTCAAATAGCTTACGAGAACGTTCCTTACGTACCTACAACTGGCACTAGCTACATAAAGGTAGATTACCTGCCTACTTCACGTAGACCAGCCGTAAGGGGCTTAAATCCTCAGCAGAGATACGATGGCATCTTTGCTATAAATTGTTATGCACCAGAAGGTAATGGACCATCTGCCGCTGAAACTATAGCAGAGAACGTAATGAATGCGTTTGAAGCTACCTCATCTTTTACAACAAATAACGTAACAGTATCTATAGATTACGCTGAAGCAGATCAGGCTTTAGTTGATAGTCCTTGGTTCTTAGTACCTGTCAATATAGGTTGGTACGCTTACAAATAATTCTATAGGAGAATATAATATGGCCTTTGCACAGGGTTCACGTTCCAGTCTGTCATACATTACTGAAACAACTTTCGGTACGACACCTGCTGGTAACTTTCAAAACTTACCTTTCACTTCACATTCACTTAACATGACTAAAGACCGTGTTGAAGGTACTGACATTCAAGCTGACCGCATGTCTAGAGTAGACCGTCACGGAAACCGTCAAGTAGCTGGAGACATTGTAGGAGATCTACGAGATGGAGATTTCGATGAACTACTAGAGTCTGCTATGTTAAGTGCTTGGTCTACTAACGTACTTAAAGTAGGTACAACACCAAAGTATTTTTCTATCGAGGACTATGCCGCTGACATCGACCAAGCTAGGTTGTTTACAGGTTGTGCAGTCAACTCGCTTGCTGTATCACTAGCACCTAACGCTATGGTAACAGGCACATTCGGTTTAGTCGGTAAGAGCATGACTATGAGTGCTACAGAGAAAACACAAGATGCCGCTTCTGGAGCTTCACCATTTGACTCATACTCAGGTGACTTAGAGATAGGTGGATCAGCTTCAGCTATAGTTACAGCTATGGACTTCACTTTAACTAACAGTTTTGCTCCTACCTTTGTTGTTGGCGACGATAGCGCACCTGCATTAGAAGTAGGTAACGCTGTAGTAGAAGGTACTCTATCAGCTTACTTCGAGGATGCCTCACTAATTAATAGATTTGTTAACGAGACAGAAACCCCACTTAAGGTTACTGTAGGTGACAATGCTGGTACACCAAACACTATGGAGTTCTTCTTCCCTAGATGTAAAATAAATAGTGCTGATGTAGGCGTAGAAGGTCCTACAAGCAGAATAGTAAACCTTAGCTTCGTCGCATTACGTGATAGCACAGAAGCTACTAACTTGCGTATTACACGCTCGTAAAGAATACTCTAGCTAGAGTGGGGGAACGTTGGTGTCGGGTCTGACGTTCCCCATTTATTAACCCGAACTCGATAAGGAAACTCGATATGGATTTAAAAGACTTAACACCAAAGACTGACACTGTTGAAGTACTTATATGTAACCCATCTACTGATGAGCCTCTTATGAATGAGGATGGAACACAGATGTCTATTGTTATGTATGCTACTCACACTAAAGAGTACAAATCAGAAGTACATCGACAAACAAATATTAAACTTAAGCGCATGGAAAAGTCAGGTAGGATGCAAGTTACTGCTGAAGACCTAGAAGCTAGTGCTATACTACATATGGCTAAAGTAACTAAGAGTTGGAACATCACATACGATGGTGAGCAACCAGAGTTAACTATAGAAAAGGCTAAAGAGATTTATATAGATCTACCTTGGGCTAAAGCTCAGATAGAAGAAGCTCTTGCTGACAGCGTGGATTTTACGAATGTCTAACAGAACGTTTGCTATCTTTTGCTGAACATCAGTTTAAGTTAGCAAAGCCTAATGAAGACGGTAAATCTATGAGAGAACACTTAGAGCAAGTAGAGAAGCAACTAGGTAGAGAGATAGAGGAACTCAATGGTCCAAGGCTACCTGATATTCTATCTAGTTTGTGGACTTACTTCTTATCTATTAATCAGGGTAGGTCAGCAGGTTTTAGTGGACCAAACTCACTTTCCTACACAGACATAAAATCTTGGTGTGAATTAACTGGCACACCTTTAGATGCCAGAGAAGTACAAACTATAAAACTATTAGACTCAGTATACATAAGGATTATGACCTCAGATGGATGACATGAAAATAAGAGTAAACTCTGACGAAGTTGTTAAGGGTACTAATAGAATTAGAGGTATGGGTAAAGCTGTAGGTAGAGCAAGCATACAACAAGGTAGACTTACTAAGAACAGTAAACGATTTACTATGGGTATACAACAAGCAGGTTTCCAAGTAGGTGACTTTGCGGCTCAGGTACAGAACGGTACAAGTGCTATGGTTGCTTTGGGTCAACAGGGTCCACAGTTACTTGGTATCTTTGGTGCGTTTGGTGCTATAGCTGGTGCGGCATTAGCTATCGGTACAGCTATTATCAAAGCTAAGAACGCAGGTAAAGAACTACAGTTTGACTTTAAAGGAATAGGTAGAGATCTTAAGAAGTTAATGGAACCAGCGGCTCCAGCTTTTGAAGCTATAGGTGATGCTTTTAAGTGGGTAGGTGGTATATTTGCAGGTCTACTTAATGGTATGATAACAGGACTAGCCTATTTCTTTACTTACTTAAGTTATATGCCTAAAGTATACAAAGAAATATTTGGTAGAGCTGGTTCTATAGTAGAGAGCTTTAACCTAAACTTCCAAATGGCGACAAAGAAGTTCTATATAAAGTTCTTAGAGATTATGGATTTATTACCAGATCCAGTCAGTAACGCTTTTCAGACTGTACTAGAGTATGCAACTGGTACTTTTAGTGCCTTATTTGCAGGTTGGAAATACATTATTGATAAGATAAAGAACTACCTAACGGGAAGCTCAGGTTTTATAGCTAACACATTTAGAGATATTGTAGAGGGTATTTTACATAAGATAAACTGGCTAATAGACAGCGTTAATAATAAATTACCTCAGAGATTAAACTTACCTACGTTTGATGTAGGTAATTTCTTTGGAGACTATGAAGATGATACTATAAAGGAAGCTGGTAGTTTCTTAGATACTGTAAAAGATGCCTTTAATACAGGTATGGCTAGAGGTGGATCACTTATACCTGAGAATAGCTCAACTCAAATAGCAGAGACAACCGCAGAACTACAGATTTTAGCTGAAGCTCTTAGGGACGTAAATGCAGATGTTACTGCACCTCTAGAGGCTTTCCAAGGTATGATGGATGCTTTCGAAGGCATAGAAGGTTTTAACTTGGGTGATTACTTTAAGTTTGCCGCTAAAGAAGGCAAGAAGAGCTTAAAGGAACTAAAGACACAAGCTGACATGGTTCGTGACGCTCTATCAAGTTCAATAGAGAGTGCTATGATGTCTATGATAGATGGAACTAAGTCTGTTAAGGATGCCTTTAAAGCTATGGCAGTAGACATTATAAAAGAGTTATATCGTATATATGTCGTACAACAAATTACAGGTATGATTAGTTCAAAGTTAGGTGGAGCAGGTCCAGCACCAGCAGGTTCTTTCAAGCCAAAAGCTAATGGTGGTCCAGTTTCCGCTGGAGGTAGATACATTGTTGGTGAACGTGGACCAGAAGTATTTACCCCTGCAATGTCAGGTACTATAACACCTAACTCTGGTGGAGGCGGTGAGACTACTATCGTACAAAACATAAATGTATCTACAGGTGTACAACAAACTGTACGTGCTGAGATACGACAAATGATGCCACAGATTGCAGACAGTGCTAAAGGTGCAGTACTAGATGCTAAGAGACGTGGTGGTAACTATGGAAGGGCAATGGCATAATGGCTAT